AAATGAAGCGTACATTGACCCGCAAACATCGAATTTATGGCAAGCATGGCAAGCATCACGCGAAAGCATGAAGGCGATTAAGTTGCCGCCAGATTTTAATACTATGTGCATATCAACAACGGCAAAGAATAAAATAATAAGATCAATCACATCAGCAGGATATAAGGTGGAAGAATGAAACAAGTCTCAGAAATGCCAACAAGTGGGCGGTTTGTGGCTGTTATGCAAATTGGATTCGACATTTACTGTCAAACGTATAACTGGAACCTTGTGGTACTTCATTCCGTCAATAATAACGGAACGGAGGATAAGTGTGGGGAATTTGTTTTTCATAAACTAAAAGAAGTTGGTGCAACATTCTTCATCGCAGACTAGCCCCATCCTTGGGGCTTTATTTTTACTCTTCTTTGTCCATTTCAGCGCTTAAGACATCAACTTCATCACGTAGCGACTCATCAGCATCCGGCTCATACCCACCAGCTACGCGCATCTCGTTAGCATCAAAAAGCAGTCCCGCACCAGTTAATGACTTGCTATTGGCGTCCGCCATTGCTCCGGCTAGCTGCACTTTCTCAAGCGGCGATGGCACCAGCAAGTCAGGCCATGACACATCGGATTCTTTACCAGTCCAGCAGCCTAAACCTTGCAGGAATGCGACAAAATCCAAGATGTCATTATTCAATACCTGGTTGCGCCGACCATCCGCAAGCATTGCCATTACTTTGCCATTCTCAGTGCTAGCTCGGTCACCTGTTAGTGTGCCGGTCAGTTCAGTGGATGGAATACCGCCAAGTGCAGCGCAGAACTCGTTCATATTCCATTGGGCAAACTCTGCGATTGCTGGCATAGAGACGGATAACGCCGTCATATCTACGCCTTGGGTTACAACGAAAGCGTCAAGGTATTTATTCAGGTCCTCACCTAGACCCTGAAAATAATCGGCAAGATTTTCACCGGCTGGCAATTTAAGGTCTCGTTCTATCTCCCTGATTTTTGCATCTTTGTCAAAATTGGCATGAATCTGACGCATTGAGTTTTTAGCAAAACCCTCGGCACCAGCCTGGTTCAGCTTAAATAATGCAAATGCAGAGTTGTATACCGATGCAAGCAGATTGTTTCCGCCCTCTGACGATAATCCATCAGTGAATACATCACCAAGATAGAATACCCGGTCACGGTGAATGGTGATATCTACCGGCTTCACGCGTGTATTCATAGTGTTGTCAAAATTTAGTTGCTCGTGATATGTCCACAACAGCGGCTCCCCGTAGGTTTCACTCATGCGGTCTGTATCCGTGCTTGATACTTTTAACTGGTCTTCCCACACTGGATAAAACCCAACAATTTTATCCGGCGTCAAACCATCAACAGGCAGTGACCAATCTTTACCGTCTGCGATGCGCAAAATTAGCGCGGAGTAGTTGCCAACCATGCGATATTTGTCGGCCATAGCGAAACATCGCCATAGCTTCGTCCGCTTAGCGAATGCAGCAAACTCTTTTTCAGCTGGCGTCTCTTTGCGGTCTTTCGCCTCTTCTCCGCTTCCTTCTACAATCTCAGGGTTATCTTGCCACACCTTACCGCACAGCTTATCAATCGCTCCTTTAACAAATCCGTTACGGTCGTACAGGTTTTTCTTTGCTTGGAACGTCAACTGCTCAGGAAGGCCGAAAACTTTATATAACCGGTCATGTTTATTGTCTTGCCCGGGCAGCCAGCCCGGTAAAGTTGCGCGCGTGTATTGCTGCGCATTAGCAGCCAGCATCTGCTTTGCGCGGTTCACAATTATCTCTTTGTCCATCTTCATTTCTCCAGTTCGGAATGATTTATTTTAGCATTTTGCGGTGAATATGGCTTGCATGGTGTTATCAGTGGCTATACTATGTATGTAATAGTTAAATAGATGGAGATACACCGTGGTAAATCTTGCACTACCAATCACCTACGCCGCCGACACTCCAGAAATGAAGCGCGTAGAATCGGAAGAGTTCCGTTCAATGCTGCTGACATGCTTACTGGCTGCCGAGTTAAACCGCGACAAGCCGAACACCGCTGTTCGCAAGGCTGTGGTCACATGCTAAAACGCTTTAAAGGTGAGCGCACTAGAAAGATTCTAGCTGGCGCGATGTCGCAGGCGTTACCGTTAGCTTATATTCATAAGCTGGTTAAGTTGGTTGAATCTGAATGTGGAGTTAAATAATTATGAGTAAATTTTCAATGCTTTATGAGAAAGATGGAAAACATATAAAAATAACACCAAGCGGCTCACATATTATTGCTATAAACAAATGCTTAGCTGTTGGACATAAAATTACATTCAAGTGTCACAACGCTACGATTTTATCAAATGCTTACGGCGACAGAGTTATTATTCAGGAGGTTAAGTGATGATTAAAAAAGGTATGAAACAATGTATGCGATGCCGTGAAATAAAGGAATCGGAGTGTTTTCGTGCAGGACAAGCATACTGGGCGGAGTGGTGCATGAAATGCGAAGCAACGCCGTCAGGACGGATACCAAAGATGGGGAATTAATATGCCAACAAAACAAGAAGTCCTAGCCGCCATAGCATCAGGCGAACTCTTTACACATGAATACCAAGAGCGCGAAAAGCAGCGAAAAATGGCACTAAAACTTGAGAGACAAAAGCAGCGTAAAGTCATGGATAGATTGCTAGAGCAAGAAGCTGAGCGAATGCGCGAATACGCAAAAGGACAACCCGCAGATGTTTATGCTGGTAAAAAATCTGGTGAGTTTGTGGGAGATTAGCCGCTTTCGCGGCTATCTTCTGCTTGATGGTCGGAATGCTCCGAAACTTTCCTGGCATATCCCGGTCAATTCACTTACACCCCAAACTAAAGCATCCATCCTGTCTGGTGATTTCTTGCTGTTCACCGGGTCCCATTCTGTCATCTGCTGTTCTAGCTTATCGAATCTCCCTACGTGTGAGCATTCACGCCGCTCATAGATGGCAGCAACAGGCTCGGCGCGAACTTCTTTCCCTTTGGTAGCCCTAACCTTAATCACTCGCAGGTTGCGCGACTTTTGCAGGATAACCGTTTCTACCATGTCTCCGCCTTGGTTAACCTCAGCAATAACCGCATCAGCTTCCCATTTGTTATAAGCATCAACAACCGCTTGCGCCCATTGGTCAGGCGTAGCACTGGTGACACTACAATCATCCAGGATATACACCCTTTCATCATAGCCAATACCACAAACAACGATACCAGTTTCATCTGATAATTCATTGCTACTGACAGCGGGGTCAACCCCAACAACAATACGGCGTAGTTGCGGCACGTTATGCATACGGCACGCTTCAATATCAGTCATTCGCCACAGCGCGTACGGGTTATCGTCCAGTATCTCGGCCAGACATTCCTGGCGGAACATGCGGTCTGTCAGCTCGCGCTTGAGTGCCTCAGCATATTTAGGCGTCAGAAAGTAATTGTCATGTGTTGTGCCTTTTACAGTGTAGACGTATGGATTAGCACACAGCGACTTGATGATGGCGGTCGGGCGGGGAGTGGTGGCAATGTACATTAGCGGGTTTTTCCCGAGGCGATTGATTAGCTTTGCCGCCTCCAGCCCTTCTTCTGCATACTGCCATGCCGCCAACTCATCAACCACTGAATGTGACGACTGACTACCACGCGACCGCTCTAAAGCCTCACAAGAGTACCCGGTGATTTGGCTGCCGTTTGCGAACTTTAGAATTAAGTCTGATTTGTTGAACTCATATTCGAGATTAGGGTTAATCTGGGAAATGATGCCAGACTCACCAAGGAAATTAACCTTCTTGAGTGACCCATAATCTGCCGCCCATAGTGCTATCCGTGAATTAGGCTCTGACAGTGCAAGGTCTATCGCTTTGTTGCTAACATACCACGTTTTGCCGAATCCGCGCCCACACAGCAGTAATAGCGTATCCATGTCGGCTGGTATGTCCACAATCTGTTCAGGACGAGCCCACAACTTGAAGTCGTGCAGCAGGTCGTTCTTGTCTTTCTCGTTATCAGCAAACATCCGCGCGATAGCTTCACGAGCAATGCGCGGGTTAGCGTGAATGAACTTTCTGACAGCCTCAATACCTGCCGGAGTTGGAGCGGCGCTAATCTTTGAGGCCATTCAAAATCTCAGCGAATTTGTCAGCGGCAGATACTTCTACTTTGTGCTCGATAGGCCCACCATTTGCGCCAGTGTGCTCTAACTGCTGCTTGTCTGCATAGCGAGGAAGCATCTTAGATAGCAACCATTTGCGAGAGTCAACGCGAAGTCGTGAGCGGGCCGCAGCCTCGCCATTGAATGAATAACCTGGATTGTCTGGGTCGTTTCTTTCCATCCAATCGTTAGTGCCATCGTCGGCAATATCAAGTATCTCATCAGCCCAAAACTGCGCTCTAGCCTCACAAGCTTTTGCGTATCGTTCCGAAAAGTTGGGAACGTTCCCATTAGCCACCCACAGCATAATGCTTGATATTGCAGGCATGTGTTCATCACGGCAAATTGACCTAA